TGAAGACAGTTTTGCCTTATGTTGTGCTGATTGCAACAGTCGGCATGACATGGGGTATGTGGTCTGAACGCCTTAATGCAGTAGAAAAAAAGGCTGACAGTGTTGCACAAATGCAACAAGATATTGCTGTAATAAAATCTAAGATTATACAAATGGATGATAAGATAGCTTGGATAGAAGAGTTTCTTATCAAAACCACTGACTTTTAATGGCAATATCTAGAGCACAAATGAGACAACAGGTATCTAAGCCTGGTATGAAAAAAATAAAAAAGGTAGCTTCTGCGCTACGTAAAGCATCTAAGAAACACGCTAATCAAGCAAAAAAATTAACAGGAATAATTAATGGCAGATCCAAAAAAAGGAACAGGAAAAAAGCCTAAAGGCTCTGGTAGAAGATTATATACTGACGAAAACCCTAAAGATACTGTAAGTATTAAGTTTGCTACACCTACTGATGCTAGAAAAACTGTAGCAAAAGTAAAAAAAATTAAAAAGCCATACGCTAGAAAAATACAGATATTAACTGTTGGTGAACAAAGAGCTAAAGTTATGGGTAAGAGAGAAGTTGCTAATATATTTAAAAAAGGTAAAATAAGTTTAAGGAGAAATAGAAAATGACTAAATTATGTCCAAGAGGTAAAGCAGCAGCCAAACGTAAATTCGCTGTTTATCCTAGTGCGTATGCAAATGCTTATGCATCAAAAATTTGCGCAGGTAAAATCAAAGACCCAAGCGGCGTAAAGCGTAAAGATTTTAAAGGACCTAAAAAAGCCATGGGTGGCTCTATTTCTCAACAAAGAAAAGCTGTCTCTGCTCAACGCATGCAAAGAGGAGGCAAAATAGTAGCTGCCGGTTGTGGAATGGTTGATAAGAAAAGACGTAAAAAAACCAAACTATATACCAAAGCTGCCTAGGAGGTAATCATGCTCGACTCAATCAAAAGTAAATGGAACTCACTAAACAAGAAAGGCAAGATGATTGTCGTTGTTGTTGGAGTGGTTGCAGTATACGCAATATCACAGATAGTGTAAAATGTCTGGCCACAAAGGATTAGCGAAGTGGTTCAAACAAGATTGGAGAGACATAGGTTCTCGAAAAAAAGACGGCAGCTTCGCTAAATGTGGCAGATCTAAGCAAAAAAAAGACGCTAAGCGAAAATATCCTAAGTGTGTCCCCGCTGCAAAAGCAAGAGCAATGTCTAAGGGACAAATCAAATCAGCAGTATCAAGAAAAAGGGCAGCAGGTAATGTTGGCCCTAAACCCACAAACGTTAAAACAATTGTCAAGAAAAAAACTCGCAGAAAAAATAAAAGATGATGTAGTAAATTGGTCTAAGAATGTCTTAGAGCCAATGAATAAACATCTAGGCTTTCCTGCGTGTCCTTTTGCTGCCAAATGGCGTAGAGAAAATAAATTACGGATTGAGGTTAGGCCAGACAGAAGTAAATATGAAAAACACCTTACAAACGTACTCAAAGACTGGAATAAAAAACAACACGATATAATTATATTTTGCGATCCTTATTGGGAACAGTATGACAATATAAGGTTTCAAGACAAAATAGATTTTTATAATAAAACGTATAACAAACGAGATGTATATTTTATGGGGTTTCATCCTACAAACCCCGCTACTGTAGAAGAGCAAGAGTTTCTTGTAAATCCTACAGATGATTGCGATTGGGAGCCAGAGCATCAATATAGTATGATGCTTGTACAAAAATTTAAGCAGCTATATGAAGCAAGTTGCAAACTACATAAGATAGGTTATTATAAAAATTGGCCAGCCGAGTATTACGATGATGTCGTAAAATCGAGGCAAGACGAATACGAAAAACTTTTTAAAAAGGAGAAAAAACATGCCAGGTATGAAAATGAAAAAACAAGCCATGAAAAGAGGCGGTAAACCTGCTGCTATGATGAAAAGAGGCGGCAAGGCAAAAAAACAAGCAATGAAAAAAAAGAAGAAGAAAAAGTAATAAATGGCTACCTCGGGAACCACAGCTTTTGATCTCAGTATAGATAGGCTTATAGAAAGAGCTTACGCTAGATGTGGGACACAGATAAGGACAGGATATGAGTTATCTGCAGCAAGAGATAATTTAAATTTGTTATTTTCTGAATGGGGTAACCGAGGTATTCATCTTTGGAAAATTAAAAATCACACACAAGATTTGACAGCAGGGCAAACAGAATATACTGCACCCTCTGATGCATCAGATATATTAGAGGTTGTATTTAGAAGTTCAGACGGTGAGACTGATACAAGCATGACAAAAATATCAAGATCAGAATATGAGAACTTACCTAACAAATCCTCACAAGGTACACCTAGTCAATACTATGTAAGAAGAGAATTATCTGCCGTAAAAATAAAATTATTTTTAACACCCGACACAACAGGAACTAAAATTAATTTTTTTTACGTTGGTAGAATAGAAGATGTTGGAGCTTATACAAACACACCTGATGCGCCGTTTAGATTTTTACCGTGTCTAGTATCTGGTTTAGCCTATTATACAGCACAAGAAGTTGCACCTGAAAGATCACAAGAATTAGAGAGAAGATATGAGGCAGAATTACAAAGAGCCTTAACAGAGGATAGTCAATCCACATCTGTAAACATTGTGCCACAAAACTTTTATCCATCGGGGTAAGACATGGCATTTGCATCAGGTCGTTTTTCTAGAGCCATATGTGATCGTTGTGGCCAAGAGTACAAATATCAACAATTAAAAAAAGAATGGAATGGCTTGTTTGTATGTCCTTCTTGTTATGAGCCTAAACATCCACAAATAGATCCTCCTTATCATCCACCAGATCCCGAAGCATTAAAAGACCCTAGAGTAGAGTCTAACAAAATTCTAAAAGATGACAGTCCTACAGGACCTAACGATGCCACGTTTGACACTTTCTCACAACCGATGCCCATGACCGTATTTTTAGGTGAGCCTGGGGACAGTGCATTTTTAACAACTGTTCAAAGCACATCACCTGCAGATGGCACTAATCCTACAGATTCAAATAGTATGTTGCCACAAACACCTCATAAAAAATTAATAATGCAATCCAAAATAGGAGAGGTAACAATATCTACTGCTAGCACAACTACATACACAGTAACCGTTGCAGCAAAAGCAGGTGGTGGAGGTAATGCTTTTTATATTGATGGCGTACAAGCACCATCCATAACTATAAGTGAGGGGTCGTCTGCAATATTTAATTTAAGTGATAATACTGTTGATTCTCATCCTTTTTACTTAAGCACTACATCTGATGGTAGTCACAATTCTGGCTCAGTTTATACGACTGGAGTGACATTTAAAATTAACGGATCTTCAGTATCACAGTCAGCCTACGCAAGTGGTTATACATCAGCAACCACAAGGGCTTTAGAAATTACAGTAGCAATTGGAGCTCCGACACTATATTATTATTGTAGTAGTCACCCAGGTATGGGTAACTCAATAAGCACACCATGAACTATAGCGAATTATTAGATAATGTAAGAAACTACACAGAGGTAGGCACTGAGGTATTATCAAATACTGTAATTAATGTGTTTATAACAAACGCAGAAAATAAGATACAAAAACAATTAGATTTAGATGCATTTAGGAAGTTTGCTACTTCATCTCTGACTATTGGTAGCCCTTTTCTTACGATGCCTGAAGACTTTGACTTCGAGAGAGGTGTTCAAATAGTTGATGGTAATTCTGACAGAGCATGGTTAGAGCAAAGAGATACAACATTTATTGATGAATACAATTTAGATAGAGCCAATAATACTGGCACACCTAGATATTATGCGAACTGGGACGAAAATACATTAATATTAGCACCCACCCCTAACGCTGCTATAACTGTAGAGCTTTGGTACAATAGAACACCAGAAAGATTAGGTGACGGCACCTTAGGAACAACCACTACAACATTTTTATCTAATACAGCGCCAGAAGTTTTGATTTATAGCACAGTAGCTGAAGCCTTTTCATACTTGAAAAATCCTACATATGTGCAATTATACGAACAAAAGTACGGCCAAGCTGTACAAGGTTTAGCTACCACACAAATGGGTAGAAAACGTAGAGACGAATACGCAGATGGAGTCCTGCGTGTGCCGTTACAATCAGTGGCTCCAG